GGAGTCGTGCAAGGCGTTAACTGCACGTTAAAAACCTAACCGCAGAGGAATAATACAATGAAAATGAGAGCAACTATTCAGATTGATCTGGAGGCCACCGATATAATGGATGCTAAAAAAATCATCGATGAATTACAGAATGATTTAGCAACTGTTGAAAGCAAATATGGTGAAGTATCCTTAACAGTCAAAGAGAGAAGGGGTATCAGACCTACTAAACGATCTAACTAGGATAGAGTTTGCGCACAGAGTGTCATGATAGAGTGATACTCTGTGTATATTCTTATAGTGAATACTTACTTATGACAAAGGGTTTAACATGGAACTTGCGTTAATGCAGTCCTTATTGAAAAAAGATTTCTACGAAGCACATCGTGCTTTGACTAAGCCAGCTATTTTTTCAGACGAGGCTAACAAAATTAAGACTGTGCTGGATACAGCGCATGAAGAATATCAAAGAGATCTTACTGTCTCAGAACTTGAGGCAGTATTCACAACCACATACCCAGCCCTTACGACAGCACAAAGAAGCATGTTCAAGGACAGGTTCAATGAAATGAGAAGCGAACAGCCACTTGGTTTAGACTTGGCTGAGGGTGTGCTTCGTGATCTCTGGCGTCAATGCGTAGCTGAAGAGCTTGTCAATCATGCTTTCGACATGACCAACGGTAAGGTCAAAAACATGTCTGCGCTTCGGGATATGGTTGCGCAGTATGAAGATGACTTCATGCCCACGGTACGTGTTGACTTCGATAACACTGACTTAGACTACGTACTTGAACAAGTTAACCTGACATTCAAATGGAAGATTAATCTCCCACCTGTGGCCGAACTCTGGCCAGGCGTGAATGATGGACAGCTGATCGTAGGAGCTGCGCGTCCAAACACAGGCAAGACCAGCTCAATTGCTTATCTTGTATCAGGACCAGAGGGTTTTATAGATCAGGGGGCAAAGGTTCTTGTGCTAGCTAACGAAGAAGCTACACCTCGGATTACGTCAAGGCACATGTCCGCCGCAACGAATCTATCATTAGGTGAAATTAGACAACCTAAAAATCAGACCTTCGTTAACATGCGGCTTGGTTCTGACTCAAACTGGCAAAGCAATTTTAAGATCACAGACGCGACTACATGGGACGTGGATCGTATGGAAGCTGTTGTTAAACGCGTAAAGCCTGACATTGTTATATGTGACATGGCTGATAAGTTTTTACCTGACGGAAACTTTACTGCCGCACACGAAGCTCTGAAGGCCACCTACATACGCTTTCGCATAATAGGTAAGCAATATGGTTGTTGCATCTTTGCCATGTCTCAGATGTCAGCTGAGGCCGAAGGACGAACAATGGTCAATCAGTCTATGCTTGAGGGTAGTAAGACAGGCAAAGCAGCAGAGGCTGATATCATGTTCTGTCTGACAAAGAACCCGATGGTCGATGGTCAACAGGAAGATGATCCTCAAAGGCACTGGGTTATTGTTAAGAACAAACTGACGGGAAAGCACGGTATGTGTCACACACTGCTTGATCCCATCACTGCTACATTTTCTATGTAGTGGAATTGTATAGATGACAAAGGAGACACTATGAAGCTTACGCTTGATGTAGAGAACACAGTCACAAGGCGAGACGGTAAGTTACACCTCGACCCATTTGAGACAACGAACTCATTAGTAATGGTGGGTATGTTAAATGACCAAGGCGTTGAACGTATCGTTACCTTTGACCACGGTGAGGTTGATGCTGATGAACATGGTCATGTCTTGGTACAAGAATTCCTAGATGCAACTACGGTTCTGATCATGCACAATGCAGCACACGATTTGATGTGGCTATGGGAGTCAGGCTTCAAGTATGATGGCCCTGTCTTTGATACAATGCTTGGCGAGTACGTACTACAGCGTGGTCAGAAACAACCGCTAAGCCTTGAGGCTTGTGCTGAACGCTATGAGCTTGAGACTCAGAAGGATGACACACTCAAGAAGTACATGTCGGATGGTGTATCCATACGCGACATACCGCATAACGAACTTAGCTATTATCTAAAGCACGATCTTCATGCAACTCAGCAGCTGTCTGACAAACTTTGGACACGTTTAAATTCCACTGGTGATAGCGGTCTACTTCAGACAGTCACTATTACTAATCAAGTATGCAAGGCTTTGTGCCGTATCTACTGCAATGGTTTCAAAGTAGACAGACAGGTATTGAATGAAGTTACAGAGCAGTTCACACAAGAGAAGCTGACGCTAGAGCATGAGCTACAGGCTGAAGTGCGTACGCTCATGGGCGATACACCCATCAATCTCAATAGCCCTGAACAGCTTTCATGGTTGATCTACAGCCGTAAGGTAAATGACAAAGCCATATGGCCTAACTTCTTTACTGACTATATGAGCAAGGGTGAGTTCCGTCAGCAGGTCAATGCTAACTCTACCATCGTAATGAAAACCAAAGCCCGACAGTGTAAGGACTGCTCAGGTGCAGGTCGTAAACGCGCACGTAAGAAGGATGGCACAATAGGTAAGGCTGTTCGTATATGTCAGTCGTGCCTGGGTGAGGGTGTTCACTACGATAAAACACGCGAGGTTGCTGGCCTAAAATTCCAAGCACCTCAAGCTACATGGATCAGTGCTAATGGCTTTGGCTGTAGCAAGGGCAACCTAGAGCATCTAGAGGGTGTGGCACGTTCACGCGGCATGAAGGATGCTGAGAACTTCTTGGCAAAAGTTCGTCGGCTTTCAGCCTTAGATAGCTATCTAAGTAGTTTCTGTGGCGGCATTAACATCTTTACCAAAGATGATGACAGACTTCATGTTCGTCTAGTCCAGCATCAAACAGCGACAGGCAGACTAGCTAGTCGTGAACCAAACCTACAGAACATGCCACGAGGCGGCACATTCCCTGTGAAACGAGTCTTTGTTTCACGCTGGGATGGTGGCACAATCATGGAAGCTGACTTTGCTCAGCTTGAATTCCGTGTAGCCGCATTTCTTTCTCAAGATGAAACAGCAATTAATGAGGTTGTAAATGGATTTGATGTGCATAGCTACACTGCTAGCGTTATTTCTGACGCTGGCCAGCCTACTAGCCGCCAAGAGGCTAAGGCTCACACTTTCGCGCCGCTCTATGGAGCAACAGGCTTTGGGAGATCGCCTTCTGAAGCTGCATATTATGAACACTTCACGGAAAAGTACAAAGGGATCAAAGCTTGGCATTCCAGATTGGCTACGGAGGCTTTAACAACAAAACAAATAACTACACCATCAGGTCGTCAGTTTAGTTTTCCTGATGTTAAACGTAGAATGAACGGCACTGTTTCGTTCTTCACACAAATTAAAAACTATCCTGTGCAATCGTTAGCAACAGCTGACATTGTCCCCCTTGTTCTTCTTAACTTTCAAGAAGAGCTGGATCGCGCAGGTTTGCAAAGCTTGATTGTCAATACCGTGCATGACTCTATTGTAATAGACATACATCCAGATGAGATGGATCAAGTGATGGCCTGTCTTCGTAATACAAAACAAAGTATAGCCCCTTCGATACTTAAAACTTGGGGGTTTGATATGAACGTGCCTATGGAGTTAGATGCTAAGGTCGGACCAAATTGGTTAGACACTAATGAAGTGGAAAGTTACTGTTGACAAAGTTGACAGTGGGTACAAAAATGAATATAACTAGTGATTCAACTTAAAATAATGGAGCTACAAAAATCATGAGTGATTTAGCTGTAATTAACACCGATAACTATAGCGCAATGGCGCAACTAATGGGCGTGGCAAGTTCGACCACAACCAAAGCAAAGTCTTCTACGCTTCCGCGACTACGTATCTGGAATCAAGGCGTGAAAGAAAAGGACGGAAAGCGTTCAGTAGAGATTGTACCATCAGGCTACTACCGTCTGGAAGTGCCAAACACGGCTATGTACTACGCAGAGCAGGTGATCATTCGCCCTTTCTTACAGCGTTTCATGTACAAAAAGTATGACACAAACACCAACACGTTTACCAAAACTGTCATGCACGAGAACCTTACGGTAGATCTGAAAGATGATTCAGGTGGTTTCAACTGTGGTAAGCCAGCTGGTTTCATCCAAGATTGGAATGCTCTATCTGATGATATGAAAGAAAAGATCAAGCAGATCAAACGCGTACGTGTGATCATGGGTGAGATCGAAATGATCAATCCTGTGGATGAAAAAGGTAATGCTGTTGATGTACCTGTGCAGTCTTTCATCTGGGAGATTGATAACAAGTCAGCTTTCAAGCTAATGGCTGAGCCATTCACGCAGATGGGGCGGCAGCGCAAGCTTCCAATCCAGCATAAGATTACAATGGATACGTCTGAGCAAGAGCTACAGACAGGCGGTTCGTTTTTCTTACCTGTGCCAGCATTGGATCTAACTACATCAATAGATATCACAGACAAAGATGAAGCCACTATCAAAGACCTACTTGATTGGATTGAAAACCATAACAAGTACGTGTTTGAAAAGTGGGATGAGAACAAAGGCTCTATGTCTTCTGCCGAAGAACAAAGTGCAGTAGATGACATCTTAGGGGACAGCGTCTTTATAGATGTAGATGACGAAGATGCAGCTTAATGAACTGAAGATTCATTCATGGCTTCAAAACGTAACCCGTGGCGAAGCAACAATGAGTGATCAAACTATCTCAGGGGTGGTGGCAGATATTGCCACTGCCCTTAAGAAGCAGTTCACGGAGTCCCGTAAGGGCGATAAGTTTCGTTGGCGTATGTCTAACGTTGGCAAGCCCTACTGCCAGCTATGGTATGCCAAGAACAAGCCAGAGACAGCATCCTCGTTTAACACCGTGTTTCTTTTAAACATGATCGTTGGTGACATTGTTGAAGCAGTGTTCAAAGGCGTGATGAAAGAAGCTGGGATAGTTTATCAAGATGCTAAGGCAGTCAAAGGCAAGTTTGCTGACAAAGAAATATCAGGCACTAACGACCTAACAATCGATAATGCTGTCTGGGATGTGAAGACGGCTAGCAACTACAGCTTTCAAAACAAGTTTGAGTCAGCAGAGAAGCTAGCGGCCAGTGACCCATTTGGTTACGTAGCTCAGCTATGTGGCTATGCCAAAGCAGATGACGTTGATCCAGGTGGTTGGATTGTTATCAACAAGAACTCAATGGAATTCAAGTTTGTACCTTACGACATTGATAACAGGGATGAGGTTATCAAGAGCATAGATGATAAAGTACTTGAACTAGAAAAGAATGAATTTCGCAGGTGCTTCGAACCTGTAGACGAGTTCTACAGACGCAAGCCCACAGGCAATAAGAAGCTGCCGTTTGAATGCGGCTTCTGCCAGTATCGTCTCGACTGTTGGGATGGCAAAATTTCAGAAGAGCCATCTCGTTGTAGCACAGCAGTTGAAAAGCCAATGGTCGCTTATTTCAACGGATAAATATGTACACATCCAAAGCATATCGTGCCGCAAGAAAGTATGGTTATCGCAGTGGGCTTGAGAAAGTTATCTGCGACAAGCTCACCGAAGACAGCGTCGTATATTCGTATGAAGAGACGAAGGTTGAGTGGGAAGACCTAGCTTATAGGACATACACGCCCGATGTCATCCTGATGAATGGCGTGATCATAGAAATCAAAGGCCTGTTCACTCCAGCAGACCGACGTAAACATCTCAAAATAAAGAAGCAGCACCCAGAACTAGACGTTCGATTTGTCTTTGAGAACAGCAAACGCAAAATCCGCAAAGGCTCAAAGACCAGCTACGCGGATTGGTGCATACGCTACGGATTCAGATACTACGACAAAGAAATTCCAGAAGACTGGATCAAAGAAAAAGGCAAGACAATCAAAAGTAAATTTATCGCTTATTGTGGAAAGAAAAAAACATGAACAAATCAGAAGTATACAATCAAGGCTTTGGCATTCTACTTAACCCCACCATTGAAAATGATGAATGGACTGGAGACGTTGAAGTAAACATAGCTTTCTCTGAGGATGTTCTGAAAGACGAAGATGATGAGATGATCATGATGAACGTCTTGCAGATGATGGCTTCGTCACTGGAGCTAATGGAAACTGATGAGGCCGTAGCACGAAAGCTAGCCGCTATAGTTGAGCGTAGGCTTGAAGAGCAGAACGCCGCCGTAGCTCATGGTGATAATGATTTAGATAATATGAGAATAGCAAAAGCAGTGGATGGTGATGACAACATAATTCACCTCAGCTTTGTTAAATCTGTTGGATCAGCATGATGGTTAGACATGAAGACTATATGAAGCAAGCTGCTAAGGCAGACATGGTTAATCATCCACCACACTACAACCAAGGTGGTATTGAGTGCATTGATTACATTCGACAGGTGCTTGGGCCGAAGGGCTTTATTGATTACTGCCACGGTCAGCTGATCAAGTATCAGCATCGTTACAAGTACAAAGGCAAGGCTGTTGAAGATATGGACAAAGCTGATTGGTACATGCAACGGATGCGTGAAACCCTAATAGAGATTGATAATGTTAAAAGCTGACGGCTTTGATGCTGCCATCTTGGGCATAGGCCGCAGAGCTGGCGCTGATGACATACTAGTTTATGACTACGAACAGTGCGTAGCTGTCTTAATAATGGATGGTATGTCTGATGAAGAAGCCATTGAATACCTTGAATACAATGTAGTTGGAGCATACGTGGGTGAAGGTACACCAATGTTTGTTCATGTTGGAGAGCTACCAGAATGAAGCTGCTTATCACAATACTAGCCATGCTGGATAAAGATACATATCCAATACCAGCAGATGAGAATGTGGAAGAAGAAGTTGCAAGTAATATTGAGGATGTCATCTACGACATTGATGGACTGGACATACAAAAAATTAAAGTGGAGAAGAAATAATGGATAACCTTTTACCTACCGACTACCAATCATTCATCCACAAAAGCCGTTACGCACGTTGGCTAGATGCGGAAGGCCGTCGCGAGAACTGGGATGAGACAGTAGAGCGTTACTTTACTTACATGACTAAGTGGGTAGAAGAGAAGCACGGTGTAGCAATTACAAAGCCTGAGCTAGATGAGTTGCGTGAGGCCGTTCTCAACCTTGAAGTTATGCCGTCAATGCGAGCTTTGATGACAGCAGGTCCAGCCTTAGAACGCAATCACATTGCAGCTTTTAATTGTACATACGTCCCACTGGATCACACTCGTGCCTTTGACGAGCTTCTGTACATTCTAATGTGTGGTACAGGTGTAGGATTCAGCGTTGAGCGTAATAGCATTGATAAGCTACCCATCGTATCTGATACAATGGAAGATACAAACACCACTATAGTTGTTGAGGACAGCAAAGAAGGTTGGCAGAAAGCTTTCCGTGAGCTGATCTCACTACTGTATGGTGGTAATATTCCATCATGGGATATGTCAAATCTAAGACAGGCAGGTGAGCGTCTTAAGACATTTGGTGGCAGGTCATCTGGACCAGCTCCACTAGATGAGTTGTTTCGCTTTACCGTGGATAAGTTTAAGAAGGCGGCAGGACGACGTTTATACCCCATAGAAGCTCACGACATCGCCTGTAAGACAGGTGAGGTGGTTGTGGTAGGCGGTGTACGCCGTTCAGCCCTCATCAGTCTCTCAAACCTTAATGATGATCAGATGCGCCATGCAAAGTCTGGCGTATGGTGGGATGAGCCGCAAAACAATATTAAGCGCGAAGGTCAGCGTGGACTGGCTAATAACTCTGCAACCTACAAGCACAAGCCTGACATGGAAACCTTCATGCGAGAATGGCTAGCTCTTGTAGAAAGCAAGTCAGGTGAGCGTGGCATATTTAATCGCGAAGCTGCTAAGAAGAAAGCAGCAGAGAATGGAAGACGCGATGTCAATCACGAGTTCGGAACTAATCCTTGTAGTGAGATAATCTTACGCCCGAACCAGGCGTGTAATCTTACAGAGGTGGTGGTTCGTGAGTCAGACGATGAGAACTCACTAGCCCGTAAGATCAGGCTGGCTACTATTCTTGGTACGTGGCAGTCCACCCTTACTAACTTTAAGAATGTACGTAAAGTATGGGTAAACAACACAGAAGAAGAGCGTCTGTTGGGCGTTAGTCTTACAGGCATCATGGATAATGAGCTACTGTCAGGACGTAGTTCACGTTATGGACATAACATAAGCCACATCCTAGAAGACCTTAAGCACGTAGCTGTTCAGACAAATAAAGAACTGGCGGAGAAGCTGGGCATACCTCAGTCAACAGCCATCACTTGCATTAAGCCCTCTGGAACAGTGTCTCAGCTTGTTGATAGTGCCTCTGGTATTCATGCACGACATAGCCGCCACTACATACGCACCGTTCGTGGCGACAACAAAGATCCAATCACACAGTTCATGATTGATCAGGGCATTCCACACGAGCGTGATGTGACTAAGCCTGATCAAACTACCGTGTTTAACTTCCCTGTTGAAGCACCTAAGAACTGTATTGATCGCAACGCTATGTCGGCTATTGAACAGCTTAATATGTGGCTGCTTTATGCCAGACATTTTTGTGAACACAAGCCAAGCGTAACTATATCTGTGCGTGAGAGCGAGTGGATGGAAGTAGGGTCGTGGGTATGGGATCACTTCGATGATTGTTCGGGCATCAGCTTCTTACCACAGTCTGATCATACGTATCAGCAAGCACCCTATCAAGACATAGAACCAGATGACTACCTTGAGCTTAAAGCTAGTATGCCTAAGAGAATAGATTGGACAAAACTAGCTGAGTACGAGGCTGAAGATAATACCACAGGTACTCAGGAATTGTCCTGTACTGCTGGTATGTGTGAAATAGTGGATATTGCTAGTTGACAAATGTCTCTTTAGACGAACCTGAGAAAAGAATAGCTATGCTACTGGCTAAGGCTAGGTATAGAAATTCTAGAAAGAACAAGCTCAAGAAAACAGATTTGCCTAGCATGTCTGTGCTTGACCCTGACATAGAAGGGGTCATGTCTGAGCTTGCTCTTTGCAAAGTACTGGGTGTTTACCCAGATCTTGTGTTTGAGATTGGTATACGTTCCGTTATTAACGGGACAGATAAGGGCGACGTTTTCTATGGTGGCTTGGCTATTGATGCCAAGTCTACCAAGCATGAGAACGGTCGCCTTTTTTCTATGAAGAAACACCCATCGATTGACCTGTATGTTTTACTCATAGGCAGGCGAGGCGAGTACAAGATAGCTGGCTGTCTACCCGCCCAAGACTTATACAAGGACAAGAACTGGGGCTTTCACGGTGTGTTTAAGAAACCCTGTTATGCCGTTGAACAAAGTGAATTAATTAGCTTCGAAAGTATCTTCAATAGCTTGACCAGGGCTGCTGGTTAAATTAAACTGTTGACTAATAGGTTAGCGTAATGAGCCAAGGCAATATAGATAACGAATGGTCTGTGTATCTCGTGAGAGAAGTACAGAATTTTTATCTAAAAAAAGACGGGGAAAGAACAAAAATGGATATGAATGCCTATCAAGAAAAAGCAATCGAAACTGCCATCTATCCTAAGAAGATGGCTGTCATCTACCCAGCACTAGGCCTAGCAGGTGAGGCAGGTGAGGTTGCAGATAAGGTAAAAAAAATCATCCGCGATGGTAATACCACGGATGAGTTTAAATTGAATATCGCTGCTGAGATTGGAGACGTGCTTTGGTATTGTGCAGTCCTAGCAAACGATCTGGGTTTTGACCTCACCCAGATTGCAGAATCCAATCTTAATAAATTATCAGATCGCCAGCAGCGTGGTGTTCTGAAAGGTAGTGGTGACAAAAGATAGGGTTTCTCCCTTTGCCTATCTAAACACCCCTAAGCCCCTCGACAGGTTTTTTCTCGTTTTCCCTGTCGGGGGGTTTTTCTATGTGCGCTTGCTTACAAGGCCACCCTTGCGCAAACGAGGCAATCCCTTTGCCTTTATCTGATCTCTCATCTCAGGTGTAAA